CACAGTGGATCACGCGGCGCTCGGGAGCGAGCCACACGCCGATATGCGCGGCGCGGTGCGCCCGGGCCATCGCCACAAGGGCGCCGTCCGGGGCATTGATCAGGCCGGGCATGGCGGGCTTGGGCACCTCGCGCCAATGGCCCCGTTCCGGGTGCTGGTCGATCGTCTCCATCATCCATCGCCATGTCAGGTCGTCAGGCAGAGCCACCAGCGGCAGAGAGCGGCCGAAGAGCGCCGACTGCCCCTCGACCGCGACGTGCCAGCAGGAGCGTTCCCGCGTCCATTTCTGGCCTAGCAGGCCGGTGAGGAATGCGGCGCGGTCCATCAGCGAATGAGCCCAGGGAAGGCCGCCCGAGTGTAGACGAGCGAGGGGAACTTTTTGTCGTACAGCACCGACACCTGAGCCGTCCCGGTGATCGTGGTCGCCGTCACCTTCACCCGCTTGATGATAAAGGGGATGGGTCCATAGGCCGGCTCCGACGTGTCCTCGCTGGTGTACTGCCGGAAGATCGCCACCAGATGCGCGTCGTATTCCATCGCCGCCTCAAGCGCGGCGGTGAAGCCCCGGTCGACATTGTCGATTGTGATCTCGCAGCTCGGGGCTTGCCCTTCCTGATAGGTCGGGAAGGCCGCGCCGAAAGCGCCTGGCGAGAACACCACCGTATCGCCAGCGTCGAAGGTGGCGCCGGCCTCAATCCCGAAGGATTGCTGCCGCACGTCGTTGACGATGCGCGCGGGGACCTCTTCTTCGGCGTCGTTCTGGATCGCCGGGTGCTGGAGCTCCAGCGTGTCATAGATCAGCACGCTCGGAGGGCAGGACGCATAAGCCTCCTCGATCGCGGCATTCCAAGGAACTGCCATTATTCCGGCACCGGGGTCATGTCGGCCGGGAAGACCCAAGCCTCGAATGAGTACATTCGAAGCGAGCCCGAGCGCCCGTCATAGTTGGGCGCCCCGATGATCTGCACGACGCGGGGCTCGCATGCCCCGCCATCGATCGACACCGGCATTACAAAGCGAGCCGCCCCATTGTTGAGCGTAGTGCGGACGAATATCGACCACGTCTCAACCTCAGCGGCAGTGAACCGGAAGGCGAGCCGTTTGCGGATCAGGTCGTCGCCCGGCTGGCGCCGCCTGCGGACATCCCCGTTGGCCATTTCGGTTTCGATGGGATCCCGGAACATCGGGCCGGATCCGTCGCCCTCCATCTGGGCAAAGGGAAGAAATGCAGGCCATTCGGGATAGGTCACGCGGTCTGCCTCCGAAGCCCAAAGGTGCGCGCCGCCGCTTGCGCGCCGCGCCCATTGCTTTGGAACTGGTTCACCATTGCGTCTTCAACAATGCGGTTGATATCGATCTGTGTCCCGGACGGTGTGCGGCGCGCGGAAACATCAGCTCCGGCATAGTTATTGATGACGATGTCACCCTTCGACTGAGCGCCCGCTCCGAGATGGTTCGGCAGGATGCGACCCGAGACGTTCGGAACAAAGGTTTCCGGCCCCTGCTCGCCGACGGTGTAAGCACTGCCGCCGCGAACGGGGCCGCCGCCGGCGCGCTGCCCACTGATGGCGCTGATCAAGCTCCCGACAAGCCCGCCTGCGCCCCCGCCGGGCGGGTTGAAGATGGAGTCCAAGGCCATCGTAAGCAGCTTGTCGGCGACCCGCGCCAATGCGTTTTCAAGCGCCTGGGCCGCCGTCACGCCGTCCTGCATGTCGCTGATGAACCCGCCCAGCACATCGCGGCCTAGGTCGTTAAGGCTGGCGGCCTGGTCAACCAAATTCTGCTGTTCTTCGCGCAGCATTTCAGCTTGAGCCGCCGCCTTCGCATACGCCGCTGCGGTCTTGTCGATGGCGTCAAGAAGGGCGGGCGTCTCTTCAAGGTCAGCCCGCTTTGCCGCGTTGAGAAGGTCGGCCTTTGCTGCTGCCTTTTCCATGGTGAAGCCGTAGTCGTTCACCAGAGGGTTGAGGCTCGCCTGCGCCGCCGTCTCGAACTGGATGGCCTGCGTGCGCTCCTGGATCATGCGCGTCATGCGCTGATAGGAGTCCAGCGTTTCCTTGCTGGACTTCGACTGAAAGGGCGCGACGCCTCCAGCAGAACTTGCCGCGGGGGCTGCGGCGCCCAGAAGCTTGTCGAATTCCGAGGATTGCTGATCGCTGAGGCTGGTGCCATTGCCCGCCCGCAGGCGGTTGAGGGCGATGCCGCGAGGGTCTTGGGTGAACGCTTCCGAGAACCGGCCGGAGCTCACCAGCTTGGAAAGCGCCCCGATCAACTGGAACTGCTGGCGAAGATCGTTCAGGACCGTGCTGATGCCGCCAAGAACGGTGGTGACAGCCGAGAGGGCGCCGGCATCGGCCAGGGTCTTGTAGAGCTCCGTGACGGCGTTGTTGAGCCGGTTGATCTCGGCCGTGAGCGTGCTGCGGCGCGCGCCCGTGTCGTAAAGCTCGTTCAGCTTGTCGGCGAGGCGCGGCAGAAGCTGGTCGGCCGTGATGCCGCCCTGTTCGAGCAGCTTGCTCAGTTCCGCCGTTGTCAGGCCCATGGCTTCGGCTGCGAGACGGAACGCGCCCGGTAGGCGCTCGCCCAGCTGGCCCCGCAATTCTTCCGCCTGCACGGTACCCTTCGACACCATCTGCTGGACAGCGTTCAGGGCACCTTCGGTATCGGCCGCGCTCTTGCCCAACGCCGACATCGCATTCGCCACGGCGACGAATATCTCGCGGGTCTCTTGGCCGGCAAGCGACGTGCCCTCCGTCGCAGCCATAAGCGAGGCGTAAGCCTGCCCGGTTGAAATCAGCTCAAGCCCGAGGCGCTCCGAGGTTTCAGTGATGAACCGCATCTCGCCTGCAGCCGCCCCCGCGCTGCCGGAGATAGCCTTCAGGCTTGCGTCAAGGCTGTCCACGGCCTGTACGGTCTTCAGAAAGTCCTGCGCCGCGAACCCGACGCCTAGGCTGGCGATAAGCGTCCGGCCAGCGCTGGCGACCGACGCCGCAAACACGTCCATGCTGCGGCGCGCGCGCGAGAACTGGTTGTCGACGTTTTTCGCGGTCCGGCCCACATCGCCGTCCAGCTTGTCGAGCTGGCGCTTGATGTTGCGCGTGTCCGCGCTGATAGTCAGTACCAGCGCTTCAAGATCAGTTGCCATAGGGGGGCCACGCGCATGAGGTTGCTGCTAGCCATCAGCATGACGGCCGTATTTGCGATGTCTTCGGCTTCGGCCGACAACTTCGATTACAAGGGAACCCCGTCGTTCACTCACGGATGCGATCTGCGCGGCCACGATGACATGGGTGACAGAATACGTCGCTATTGCTGGTTGTCGGTGAGCAATATGAACGGACCGGGTAAGCTTATAGGCAACGCCTACGTTATTGCTTCCGCTAAGATTTTGGAGATCGATGCAACCGGTATCACGATCGTAAAGGCCCCAAACTGGGAAGGTTGCGACAGGCAACCGCGCCGAATGGCTGTCGATGGGAATCGGATTGATGGGCTACCGAAAGCAGAGCAACTGAGGCGCTTAATGGCCGGTTCGGTATATCTCCGAGATGAACAAGCGCCGTGGCCGAATTGTCGCTCAGCTCCGAGTGGGACAAGGCTTGATGGTTTTCAGCAGGCAGTGGATCTGATGACTGCCGAATGGATGTCTGGGCAGCGATAGCCAGCCCCTACCCATACTGCCGCTTGAGCTCATCCACCCGCTGCCGGGTCGGCGGCTCTGACTTCTTCTTGACCCCGTTTGCCTCGCACCATCCCTCATGCGCCTGAAACAACTCGGTCAATGTCGCAGACCAGAACTGGTCAGGCGACCATCCTAGATTTCCGAAGGCGAATCCTTGCCAGAGCCGCCAGGGGAGGCCTTCTTTCTCCGCCTGACGGCTCGTGGTTTTCCCCCCGGCACCTTGGCGCTGTGCGCCAATGCCGCCAAAAAGGCATCCTTGCATGCAGGGATATCGCTCAGCGAAAGGACTTTCAGGGCAGCGATAACGTCCCCTTTCACCGTCAACGCCTCAATGCCCGCGATCACAGCCGCTACCTCGGCAAAGATGAGGCGCTGATACAGCTCTTTGAAGCTTTGGCACCCCGTTCTGCTCGATACCGAGGCGAGGCCGCCCATCGTCGCGGCGATCACGAGATCGACGCCGCCGACGGTAAGGGGCACCTCGCCGCGCTCGCTGTTATAAGTCGCCATCAGGGCGTCACCGCAGTGAAGGCCGGCGGGGTCGTCGGCACCCAAGTTGCAGAGAAGGCCAGCGGGTCCTCCATTTCCCCGGAGAACTCGAAATCCCCGACCATGAACGGGCCTTCGAAAGTTCCGTAGCCGGGCACAACGATCTGGTAGTTGGTGATTCGCTGAAGGCGCGCGTCATCCGCAACATCCTTTCCGATCTGGGCATTGTCGAAAAGACCGTCGCCCGTAAAGGACAAGGTCTGCCGCCCCGGCTGCGCCGTCGCCACGATGGGCAGAGACGGGTCTTCACAGTCAGGCACCGTGGTGTCGATCTGGGCATTCGAGATCGGCATCGAACGAGTGCGGATGCCGCACACGAAGTCGAAGTTTTCAGGGCTGGCGCCGTCGCCGCGCTTGATGACCAGTTCACGACCGTTCTGCTGAGACATTATCTAGCCCTCCTCCGGGCCGAAGTGATTGACGCGAAGGGTGATGACGCCGTGAAGGAATTCGTTGTCGCCATCGGTGAAAAGGCGGGTAGTCGCTACAGTCGCCATTGCGCTGCTACGCCCGGAAACGTTCAGGTCCTGAAGGTGCAGGGCCTCTCGGATGTCGGACATGATCTGCTTGGCCTGCTTCTGGCTGCCAAACTTCGTCCAGATGTGAATGGTGATCGTTTCTTCCAGGCCATCGCGACACTGCACATCGGCCGGCAGGGCATCGCTCTCGCCGATATCGACATAAGGCACGGGCTCGTCCTGCGGAGCGTTGGCAAGCACTGGGACACTGACCACCGGGGGGGACCCCTCTGCCAGCGCGGCATAGACCGCCTGCTGCAATTCCCAACTTCCATCCGACATGGCTACTTCCCTGCGACCTTCTTGACCGCCTTATTGATCGAGCGGGTGACGCGAGAGCGGATGCGCTTGCGCATGGCGCGGAAGGTAGGAAACACATGTGGGAAAGCCCGGCTCCCCGGATGCGTCCGGTAGCTCTTACGGCCTTCCGTCTTCTGCTGCTTGGCGCCAAACACGCCAGAACGTTCGCCCCTCACGCCGGCCTTGGTGCCGAATTCAAGGAACCGCCAGTAGAAATTGGCGAAAATCCCCCAAGCGTTCGGATCCTTGGTAGGCTGGACGCCGATAGGCTTCTGCGCGTTGTTACGGCCCGCGACCTTGGCAGCCTCGATAGAAGCAGCATAGGTGCCCGTCTTGCGCGGCGCTCGGGCCCGGATGGCTTCCGCTAGCTCCTTCGCCCCGACCTCGATGGCTTTGGCATATTCGGCCTCGGCTTCGGGCACAATCTGCCGCAGCTTCCGCGTCAGAGCCTCGCGACCTTCAAACTTGGCCCTAACCGACACTTTCGATGCTCATCTCGATCATGTCGTTTCGCTGGTCCGGGTTCGCCACCGACTTGATGTCGTATGTCACACCATCCAGGACGACCCGATGCTGCTGCGTGATCTGCCGCGCCGCTGCTGATGACCGGATGCGGAGCACCCCAGCAAAGGCACTCTCGATCCGGCCAGCTTGAACCCTCTCCCGCGCCCGTTCCGGAGAGAACTGTGCCCAAGCCGTCACGAGAGGCACCCACGCTTCATCGTAGCCGCCGCCGCCGTCAGGGGTCCGCACCAGCGCCTCAAACCTAGCTCGCTTGTTCAGACCGCCGGCGAGCATCCAATAGCCTCCCAGCATGCTCCAGAGGCCATTTCCTCGGGTAGCCATTGCTTCCATGCGAGAGCGTGAGCCCACGCTGAGCGATCCGGCATCACCAAATCGCCGACCTCATGCGACGTGACCGGCCACGCCATGGCGCCCTCGTCCAGCGTCACGGACGGAACCCCAGCCAGAACCGCATCCACGCCGGCATTCGAGTTGATCGTCACGACGAGCGCCGCCCCGCCGAGCGCGGTGT